TTGTCCTGCGTTGTTTTTTTGTTTTAATAAATATGCGTCGCCTGTTACGTGTATTGATGTCATCATGTAGCTAGCTAATACATCGCCTGTCATGTACTTATTCGGCTTTTTCATTAAGACTTCTAAAGGGTGGTTAGGGACATATTCCTGATCGCCTTTTTCTGTGTATTTATTTACTACTAATCTACCTTCGGCGAATGATCTTGATATTACCCCCAAGCATGCAACGACAGCAGAGTTACTAGCGCCGTTTCCTAAAGAGTTAACATCGAACGCGCCTGCTTGTGTGTTATATCCCTGAATATAGCTTGATGATGTAACAGGGTAGTCATCAGCGAAAAAGTTATATTTTTTTCTATTCTCTACTCGTAATGCTCTACCGAAAATTATATCGCTTAACTTTCTTCTTTCTTCAGCCAATTTAAAACCTTTCTAATGGATCTAGACGCAATATGAACGCACCCATTAATATATCGCGCCCTGATCCAATCTTGTATTCGCTTTGTTGTTCATAACCATAATACATAAATTTTACGAAGTTAATAAGCCCTAAGAGTTTTTTTCATCTGCGTTTCTTGGACAGCATAACTAAGCGCGTCAACAATGTCATCGTGTTCGCCTTCGGGAAACTGTAACATTTCCCTATTCATAGTATCGTACCATAAAGCATTCGATTTAAAATACATCTGTCCACCTTCTAACTTTGCTGACAATGGTAAGGCACGATTAATCTTGTCCCGATCTGCTCTTAGCTCTCTTACGATCAGTCCTTCCCTTCTTGCTATTTGGATCAACGCTAACTGAAAGCCTACCTTTTCTATGCCTACATATTGAAGATCGTGTTCCCTAACTTTATCTTTGATCATAGGAATTATGTCGGGTGCCTGTAATCTTTCCCTAACTATATCCATAACTAATAGATTATTTTTTGGCGTTCTTGCAACTATAGCCATGACGGTATAATCAGCCTGTTCTTTTGTTGATGTAGCTAGATCAACTGTAGCGAATTTATATAGATCATCTTCGTAAACTTCTTCGTCGTTTAATTTAATTAAGTTTCTTTTGATCAGATAACCTTCTTTGTTGTACTCTTCTACTTCTTCTGATCTGTAGCGTTTAAACCAACCTTCTTGGAAGATACCACCTGAAAACTCTACAAACTGTGCTAGATACTCTTGACTAAATAAATAAGATCCGATCTCTTCTCTTGCTAGTTCTAATTCTTCTTCTGAAATAAGAGGGTTAACTGATGTAGGGAATGTCCAACGTTCCCAGTTCTTCCTTTCCCCTGCTGTTTCGTATAACTCTTCAAAGTGATTAAATCCTTTAGGCGAACTAATAAACAAAGCACCACCCCTGCTAATAGATAACATAGGACGGACGATCTCTGCCCATACGTTAGGTTTCATAAAAGCGTATTCATCTAAAACAGCGAAGTCCAACCCTGCACCACGCATACGATCAGGATTGTCAGCAGATCTAATAGATACAGATCCGCCAGTAGTTGTAATAATTGTCTTTTCGCTCTCTCTTACTTCTACCCCGTATTCTATTCCAATTTGTTTTAGATCCTTCCAACCTTCTAAAGCCATAGCGTAAGTTGGTGCAATCCAAAAAGAACGACCACCACGCCACGCCTTTTCTAGACATAGCCATACGCCTAATCTTGTCTTTCCAACTCTACGACCACCGCAGACGACCTTATAACGCGCATTAGATTTAGCTACTTCGATTTGATGATCATAAAGATCAGGCATGTTAACGACATAATGATCTAGTTCGTCTTGTCCTTTTATCTCTGTTTCCATTATTTATTCTTTATAATTTTTATTAGCGCAGTCATAACATATCTTGTGAAGATCATTTAAACAGCCTAAAACTATCCCGTCTGTTCCACTATGAACGATGTTTGTTTCTGTCCCACAATGTTTACACTTATTATTCATATTTTTTTCCTTTTTTATAGGCGGAATTATCGGAATTTTTAAGGCACTTAGGGCATAAACCTAGATCATTATCATTCCAATAAGGTTGAAGACATTCTTCGCAGTAAGCTACTTCTATTTCATCGTCTAGATCATCTAAGATAACTTCGTCAAAGATAGCCATTATTCTTCTTCTTCTACTTGTTTAACATCATCACGATCAATAATTGATCCGTCTGCCCATGTAAGATCTATTATCTTTGGCTTATTAATTTCCCCCGAAACTTCTACTTTATCTTTTTTACCGAACTGATCAGGATATTTTCTTTCTAAAAGCCATGCGTCAGCTGTCCAAGTACCTTCAATCCCTGCTTTTTCTATTCTTCCTAACCTTCTTAAAATGCTTTCGCTTTCCGCGTATCTTATTTCTTCAAACAATCCTGCGTAAGGTTGGACATTATCTTCAGCTAATTCCCGCCATTTTCTATATGTTCTTGATGTAATACCTGCATAAGCGCACGCATGTTCAATGAAGGATCCTAATCTAATAGCGTCTAGAAGACGTGTTCTTTTCTGTTCATCTAACAATTTATAAGGTTTATTATTCATGCGCTCTTAATAATACTACCATTAAACGGAAAAACCGCCTGCGGTTGCCCGTAAAGCGGTTAATCCTTCCAGTCAGGATAAGGGGAAACAAATCCCGATCAAGTTAATAAACTTAGTTGATCCTTTTCAGTATAGTCTATTATCGGTATCTTATACATATACATTTTATGACTATGCTGATCACATCGCTTACCTTCAATGGTAATTCCCTTTTTTCTAAGATCTGATATTCTTTGCGCGTAGTCTTTAATAAAAAAATTCCTAAAGAAAACTTGGCTACAAACCCAATTCCCTTCGTTGAGTTTTAAGGTTTTGTGTATTGTTTCTACATCAGTCATCTTTTACCTTCAATGCTATTTGTGTTTTTCTTATTTCAATCATGTTATTAACGCTGTTTAAATCTCTAAAGTTATCTAGATGATCTATAAGCTGTTTAATGTTATCTAATATTGTCATTAAATATCCCCCCTATTACAGTCGTAACATAGATTGTCACGATCTAAAAATTTCTTTTTATTACATTGTTTACATTTTTTTTTAAATTTCTTCATCTTAACTTCCTAAAACACGGATTACAGACTAGATAATCTTTACTTGTAAACGGGTAAATTTTATGTTTAAAACAAAGCAAACAGTCAAACTGCCTAATTTCTTTTGGTGTCTGATAATTATTAAATATTATATTCTTTATGTAAAACAAAAGATTAAAAATAATCATTCTTGTTCTTCTTCACTATCCATAAAAGGATCTGTTGACCAACCACCTTTAAGCATTAACTCAATTACTTCTAAAGGTAGTGGAACTGGATATTCAGGATTAGTCCAAACCAAAGCCATTGGCTCGCCTTTATTTATAAAACCGAACTTAGCCGATCCAGTTGTTACACCGTCTTTAACAATTACTTCCCAATTCAATAAATTCTTATTAGCGTGTAACTTCCTTTTCTTTGGATCAGGATTTTCGTTTAATATATCAGTCATTATAATTCTACTTCCTGCGGATCAACGAACTTACCTTCTTTGACCGCTAATGTTCCGTCCATTACTTTATCTAAATTGTTTCTAAATTCTGACCAACTAGCTTTGTCGAACTTAGTTAACTTACGTTGATCATGTTGTATGATCTTTCTAGAAATCCAGTTGTTTAGATCCCAAAGAAATTTAGTACCCATGATCGATATGAATAAGCACCCTAATACTTCTATCATTATTCCCCTTTCTGTATTTTTGTATAAATAGCCCCGTTAATTTTTATTTTTGGCTTACCAAAATATTTATTAATTCTGCATGTATGTTGAATATTTTTATTATTAATATCTTCTACATAAATTGATTTTTTAGAATTAGTAAATGCTATAACTTTAAACATTTGTTCCCCTCTTTTAAAAATATCATTTACTTTATAATTTTGCATTATATTCCCCTTCTTGGTAGCAGTTTTAAACTGCTACCCTTTCCCAATGTTTTACGATTGTGTTCCAGTACTTGTCGGCGATTTGATCTCTGATCTTTTGATCTTCAAAACTAAGTCCGCCGATCTTGTGATTTTCTACGATCTCTGTAACTAGCGCGATTTCTGCGTCAGTTCCGAAAGCTGTTACAACTGCTAGCGCGTTTTCTGCGTGATAGTTTTTGCTTTCGTTGTTCTTGTATTGTGTTTCGCTTATGATTGTCATTTTCGTTCCCCTTTGTTTGTTCTTATATATATAAGATTAATCTTAGATTAAAACTATTACAAGTATTAAAAGTGATAATTTACGCCTAAATACACCATATATAGTATGTTTACAAACTTTTTTTAAATTTTCCATAAATAATCGCATAAATTAGCACTACAACTGCTGTTAAGATCATAAATAGATCTTGTCCCCGTTCACTAATGATCCAAAGAAAACAAGTAGATCTTCTGCGTCGGGTAGAAGTAAGATAGATAGTTCGTTGAATTGATTAACGCAGATCACTTCAAATTCATTAAGGTTTGTTAAATGAATAAAATACCGATCGCCGTCGAAATCAAATAAGTAACCGCCCTGACTATCTTCATTACCTAAGATCGCTTGCGGATCAATAAGATTTAATGAAGGAAACTTTCCAATATAAAATCTGATCGCCATAAAGCCAAAATTCAATTCATTATCTGTTGTCATAAATTTCATTTTACTTTGCTTTTTCTTCTTTACAGATACGACAAAAGAAAATAATATCTAGATCAATCCACTTATGATCTTCTTTACTGCAATCATGCACCTTGGGAATTTCTTTTTTCATTTCAGATAATGTTGACCAGTTATTTTCTATGGCGTATGGCGTAAGCGTCATATCTTTCCATTCTTTTTTGTAGATCTCTATTCTCTCTAAAACTTCTTCAGACGTTGCACCTGCGTCATCAAGTGCATTAGCAACCTTTCTATATCCGTTCTTTTCAGATTGTGTCTTCGGCTCTCTTATGTGATTAGATAAAGTCATATAAATTTTATTTACATTCTTTTTATCTTTTTCCAATCTTTGACTTTGGTTATTCTTCTTTGGTTTGTAGTCCACATCTGAACTGCCCCCCGTGTCAGATATGACCTGCCCCCCCAGTTCATTTTTAAATGCAGGGTTTAACTTTAAAATATAAAGATTAGATGTCTGTCCTTTCTCTTCAATATATCTTTCTTTAACTTCAATCGCACCGATCTTCTTTAATTCATTAAGACCGCGTTTAACTGAAGAAGGCGACTTGTTGCACTTCTTTCCAATAGTGGCGATAGACGGATAACAGGTGCCGTCATTCTTATCAGCGAAACGATACAAAGCCGTATAAACTCTGATCGCATTATCCGAAAGATCAGAACTGATCAACCATTCAGGAATGATACTAAAATAAA